CCCCGTCGCTCTGGTGTTGCCAGCGTCTACTACCTGGCAAACGAGACCACTGCGATCACCCAGGGTGAGTCCACCTTTGATCAGGTGACGATGTCACCTAAGAACCTGGCAGCACTGTCCAAGTACAGCCGCCAGACCCTCCTTCAAGCCACTCCTGGCATCGAGGAGCTTGTGCGTCGTGACCTGACTGACGGCATCAACGCTGCTGTTGATTCCGCAGTGCTGAACGGTTCCGGTTCTTCCGGTCAACCCACCGGCATCCGCAACACCAGCGGCATCGGCTCCGTTGCGATGGGCACCAACGGCGGTGCAATCACCATGGAGAAGATTGTTGACCTGGAGACTGAAGTCACCCAGGACAACGCCTTTGGTCCGAACATGGCTTATGTCACCAACGCCAAGGTGATGGGTGGCCTGAAGAAACTCCGCGCTGGTGGTTCCTCCGCTACTGACGGTGCTTTCCTCTACAACACCGATCTGCAGGCTGTTGGTCGTGGCCCCACGCCTCTGACCCTGAACGGCTACCCAATCGCCGTCACCAACGCTGTGCCTTCCAACCTGACCAAGGGTTCTAGCTCCAGCGTGTGTTCCGCTCTGGTTGCTGGTGACTTCAGCCAGGCAATGCTGGGCTTCTACGGCAACGGCCTTGAGATCACTGTGGGCACTGACTCCGATGACTTCAGCAAGGCCCTGACCTCGGTTCGCGGCATCATCACTTTCGATGTTGCGGTGCGCCAGGCATCTGCCTTCGCTTCCATCGAGGACATCACCACCGCTTGATAACGGGGAGGGGGCCGGCAACGGCCCCTTTTTTTCTTATGCAAATCACCTGCACTAGAAACGTCATGGCATCTGGCAAAGCCCTAGAGGCTGGCCAGTCTTATGACGTGTCGGACTCTGACGGCGCACTGCTTATCCGCATGGGTAAAGCAGTCGAGGGCGCAGCACCTGCTAAGCCCAAAGCAAAGCGCAAAGCTAAGACTGATGGCGCTAGCTGACTTCTTCACTACTGATCTAGGCGTCTTCCTCGACGATCCGTTTGCTGTGTCTGCAACGTCAGGTGCAACAACAGCCAATGTGATTCTTGATCAGCCCAGTCAGGTCTTGGCTGGTGACATGGTGCTCAGCACTGACTACCAAATCACCGCCAAGGCTTCTGACTTCGGCACCCTTACAGCAGGCACCAGCATCACCGTCGATTCTGTTGCCTACACAGTGCGTGAGACGCGCTTGATTGACGACGGATTGCTTTGTGAGATCTCGCTGCAGAAGACATGACGACGCTGCGGGAGAACATTCTTGATGACATCGTCAGCAGCCTTGCTGGCACAACCAACGTCGGCACGCGCATCTACAGAAGCCGCGTGGTGCCGTTGCAACGTGGTGAAAGCCCTGCACTGGTGGTTGAGGCAATCAGTGACACGCCTGAGCAGAACACCAGCCTTCCCACTCTGGACTGGACGCTCACAGTGCGCGTGTCTGTGATCGTGCGTGGCGACAAGCCTGATGAAGTTGCAGACCCGATTGTTGAAAGTCTGCACAGCAAAATCATGGCTGATTTGACGCTCGGTGGTTACGCGATCGACGTGCAGCCAGGAACGACAACATTTGAAATGGTTGACGCTGATCAGCCAGCTGGTGTGATTGGGGTTGAATATCTAGTGCGTTACCGCACCCGTCTCGCTGACCTGACTCAAGGCCCGTGACTATTATGGGTTCTGATAGTCAACTTCCTGTCTCCAACTGAGGTTTTGACCAATGGCACTTAGAACAAGTCAACGCCTCTTGTTGGCGAAAGAGGAGTCAACTTACGGAACCGATCCAAATCCAACAGGCTCTGCAGACGCGGTGCTTGTTCGCAGTCTTGAGATCAGCCCTTTTCAGTCTGACGTTGTTGAACGTGAGCTGATTCGTGGCTACATGGGAAATTACGAGACTTTGCACGCCAACCAAAGAGTCGAGCTGACTTTTGAGGTTGAGATGGTCGGCTCTGGAACGGCCGGCACTGCCCCTGCATTTGGCCCTCTGCTCAAAGCTTGCGGCAACAGCGAAACAATCGTCGCGAATACGTCTGTCACTTATGCGCCTGTAAGCAGCAGCTTTGATTCCGTCACGCTTTTCTTTTTCCAGGATGGTGTCCGCCAGATTGTTACTGGCGCTCGCGGTTCTTTTTCGATCAGTGCTGAGCTTGGTGCGATTCCAACCATCAGTTTCACGATGATCGGCCTCTATAACGCACCGACAGACGATGCGAACGCAACGCCGACGTATCAGAACCAAGCCAAGCCGGTGCTGTTTAAAAACGGCAACACCACCAGCCAGCAGCTGTTCAGCTATGCAGGCGCTGTGCAATCGTTCAGCTTTGATCAAAACAACCAAACTGTCTATCGCGAGCTGGTTGGTGGCAGCAAAGCTGTAGAGATTACTGACCGTCGCCCCGGCGGCAGCATCGTGCTTGAGGCCGTCACAATGGCAACTAAGAATTACTTCACTGCCATCACGGGCTCAGCCACTGGGAACAACACGTTCCAGCACGGCCAAACTGCTGGCAACATCTTTACCTTTAGCGCCCCTCAGACTGATTTGTCTGCTGTTAGCTACTCAGATTCTGATGGGATTCAGATGCTGAACTTTGACTACACAGCAACTCCTACAACATCTGGGAACGATGAATATAGTCTCAGCTTGACTTGATGCGCTAGTTTTAAGGCGAATTATTCCTTTTATGGGATTCGTCCTCAAAAAGTCCAACACCTACAAGTGGCCCGTTTCTGTGGATGTCCCTGTTGATGGGGGCAAACACGAGCGGGTCACTTTTGATGTTGAGTTCAAAGACTTGACGCAAAGCCGTTTGCTGGAGATTGCTGAGCTGAGCGGTGAGGGCAATCTGTCTGACGTTGAGATCGCACGCGAGGTGATGTCAGGTTGGGCAGGTGTTGAGGATGAGGACGGAAAGGAACTGCCTTACAGCATCACCAAGCGTGATGAGCTGCTCGACGTGCCAATGATGGCCAGTGCGATTGCTGGTGCTTATTTGGACAGCAAGCAGGGAGCCAAGAGAAAAAACTAGAGGAGGCCGTTGAGTATTTGTTCAACGGTCCTGATGACAAGTCAGAGCTGATGGCTGATGCCAAGGCGTTTGGCTTGGCTCTGCCTGAGCCTGATGCGCCTAAGGATTTTGAGGTGTGGCCTGATAACTGGCCTGCTGTTGAGATGTTTCTGCGTTGTCAAACGCAATGGCGCACAACTGCGTCAGGTGTTTGTGGGCTGGACTATTCAGCAGTGGAATGGCTGTTTAGACTGTATGAAGTCGAGGACCAGCCGACCGTGCTTGAGAATTTGCAGGTCATGGAGGCTGCGGCGGTCAAGATCCTTAATAAGGAGCAGGGCTGATGCAAAAGTCAGTCTTTCAAATGCTTCTGGATGTCAAAACCAGAGGCTCAAACAACATCAGGCGGCTCGGCAGGGATCTGCAGGGAGTGCAGGGCAAGGCTAAGAATCTGGCGTCGTCTTTTACTGGGCTGACTAAGCCGCTTATTGCGTTAGCTGGCATCAGTGGTGGCGCTGCTTTAGTTACATCGATTTTTGGTTCTAGAGCAGAGCTTGAGTCGCAGACTCGATCACTGCAGGTCTTGACTGGCAGCGCCGAAAAGACAAAACAGATCGTTGGTGAGATTAAAGCGTTTGGTGCAGCAACACCGTTTCAGGTGCGCGACCTGATCAATGTCACCAAAAAGCTGAAAGCGTTTGGCATTGAGACTGATTCGCTTGTCGATACAACCAAGCGCCTGGGTGATATTGCGGGTGCCACTGGCGCTGACCTTGATGGCATCGCAACTGCGTTCGGTCAGATCAGGGCGAAGGGTAAGTTCTCGCAGGAGGAGAACCTGCAGCTTCTGGAGCGTGGCGTTGATTTAACGACTGAGCTGAAGAAGATGTACGGCTTGTCTGGTGACGAGCTGGCCAAGGCGATGTCAAAAGGCCAAATCAGTTTTGAGGCGGCAAACCAAGCCTTGATCACGTTGACGAATCAGGGTGGGCAGTATTTTGGCGGCGCAGTCGCACAGGCAGACACGCTGAATGGCAAGCTCTCAACGCTTCAAGATGCCTTTGTGACGCTGGGCCAGAACATTGGCAAGGTGCTTGAGCCGTTGTTCAAAGGCATTCTTGACTTTGTCACGTTCTTAACTAACAAGCTGAACAGCCTTTTTGAAGAGGCAGACATCAGAAATGAGGCTCTCAAAAATGTGCAAGGCGGGCTGAGCAGAGCGCAATTTTTCAGGAGCAAGGATGCTAAAGCGAGGTTGGAAGCCGAAATTGAAAGAATCAAAGGCGAAAGAGCGACAGCTTCTGGTGGTGAAACCGTTCAGTTCACGCCTGCCTTGTTGGCGTCTACAGCCACGACTGAGGCGACTAAAGAGACAGTGCAAGCTTCTAACGAGATGCTTCAGATCTTGGAGCAGATCAACGTTGCAAGAGTTGCAGGCAATGAGTTCCAGCTTGCGGGGCTTGAATTTGACCGTGAGATGCTGCGGATCCAAGAGGAGGGTTTGACTGGCAACAATCTTGCAATCGCTCAAAGTAGTGCTTTGGCGGATTTTGATTTAAAGCGACAACAGCTTTTGTCCGGCACTACTGAAAAGCAAAAAGAGCTGAACAAAGAAACTGACAAATACAAAATCACGCTTGATCAAATTAAGGACACGCTGGCCAATCAAATGACCAGCGCTATTGAAGGTCTGATTGACGGCACTAAGACTCTTGGCCAATCGCTGTCTGGCCTGCTGCGGACGTTTGGCAGCATGTTCCTGCGGGCAGGCATGGGCTCGTTTTTCAGCAACATTTTCCCCAGCGCAAAAGGCAACGTGTTCGCTCAAAACGGCATCGTGCCTTATGCCAAAGGCGGTTACATCGGCCGGCCGACAATGGCACTTATGGGCGAGGCTGGCCCTGAGGCCGTGCTTCCCTTGCGCCGTGGCCGTGGCGGTCGCCTTGGTGTTGAGACCTCAGGTGGCAGCGTGGGTAACGTAACTGTGAACGTCGATGCTTCAGGCTCTGCTGTTGAAGGCGACACTAGCCAAGCTGCACAACTTGGCAAAATGCTCGGTGCTGCAGTACAGGCCGAGCTAGTCAAGCAAAAACGTCCTGGTGGTTTACTCGCAAGCTAATGGCAACCTTTCCTTCTATCGACCCTGACTACAACGCGCAGAAAAACAGTGCGCCTGTGAACAGGGTTGTTCGTTTCGGTGATGGCTACGAACAGCGCACAACGCTGGGAATCAATCAAAACCCAAAAGAATGGACGCTCAGTTTTGTGAACATCTCAGAGACTGACTCTGACACTATTGAAACGTTCTTGGATGCGAGGGCTGCAGATCAAGCCTCTTTTGATTGGCAGCCGCCAGGCTCTTCTACTTCTTACAAGTGGGTGTGTCCTAGCTGGTCAAAGACGATTCCTTATGCCAACTTGGCAACTATTAACGCAACGTTCCGCCAGGTTTTTGAACCCTAATGGCTTATACCGCTTGGGCTGCTAGCACCGCGTTTTCTGTTGGTGACGTTCGACGCGCCACGTCATCACAAAACAGCGGTCTTGTTTTTGAATGCACGACTGCTGGAACGTCAGGCAGTTCAGAGCCAACTTGGCCAACAGATATTGGAAGCACGCTGACTGACAACACTGTTGTCTGGACGGCAATCAGTTCAATCTATGCCGACCTCTCAGCACTCGCTCCAGACGCAATCATCGAGCTGTTTGAGCTGCATTACGACAACACGCTGCATGGCAGCACAGACATCTTGCGATGGCACGCAGGGTCTAACGCTGATGTGACAGGCAACATCACTTGGAACAGCAACGATTACGTCCGTTTGCCTGTGCAGGCTGAGGGTTTTGAGTACACAAACGGCGGCACGTTACCCCGGCCAACCTTGTCAGTTGCCAACCTTGATGGAGCGGTAACAGCGTTGCTGCTGGGTGTAAACCTGACAACCCCAGGCAACGACCTGACAGGTGCCAAGGTCAAGCGCATCAGGACGCTGAAGAAGTTTCTTGATGGTGAGTCAGCTGCTGATCCTTACGCAACGTTCCCTATTGAGGAGTGGTTCATTGATCGCAAGGCCACTGAATCACGAGATGTTGTCAGTTTTGAACTGGCCAGCAAGTTTGACCTGTCAAACAAGGAACTGCCTAACCGTCAGGTTGTGGCCAACATCTGCCAATGGCAGTACCGCAGTTCTGAGTGCAGCTACACGGGCAGCAACTACTTTGACGTGAACAACAACAGCGTTGGAACGTTGGCGCAGGATGCGTGCGGCAAACGACTTAGCAGCTGTAAAAAGCGTTTTGGCGAGAATGGAGAGCTGCCGTTCGGTTCGTTCCCTGGAGCAGGACTGCTCACATGATGTTGCCGCCTTCAATCATGAGTCTGATCATGGCTCATGCAAAGGAAGAAAGCCCTAGAGAGTGTTGTGGTCTGGTTGCTGTAGTCAAGGGCAAGCGTCGTTACTTCCCTTGTAAAAACCTGGCTGATACGCCAGACGAGCATTTTGTGCTTGATCCAGCTGACTATGCAGCGGTGGAGGACAAAGGCGAAATCGTTGCGGTGATCCACAGTCACCCGACAACAAACCACAATCCTTCACCAGCTGATCGCGTTGCCTGTGAGCAAAGCGGTTTGCCTTGGCACATCGTCAATCCAAACACTGAGAACTGGGGTTACTGCGAGCCTGAGGGTTTTGAGTTGCCGTATGTGGGGCGTGAGTTCTCCCATGGCGTGGTGGACTGCTACAGCCTCTGCCGCGACTGGTACAAGCGGGAGTTTGGGCTTGAGCTGCGGAACTATCCACGCCGGGACAAGTGGTGGGAGCACGGCGAAAACCTTTACCTAGAGAACTTTGAGAAGGAAGGGTTCAGGCGGATCCCGATTTCAGAGCTGCAACGTGGAGATGCGTTGCTGATGCAGTTGGTGTCTCCCGTGCCAAACCACGCAGCGATTTACCTAGGTGACCAGCAGGTGTTGCATCATGTGCAGGGCAGGCTGTCTAGCAGGGACGTTTACGGCGGGTATTATTTGAAGAACACTGCCTGCGCCTTGAGGCATGAAAGTCGTTAAGGTCTACGGCGCTTTGCGCGAACTGCTGGGCAAGACTCGATTTGAGTTTGTGGCGGATACACCTGCTCAGGCTATGCGTGCATTGCTTGTTAATTTTCCACAGTTAGAGCAGTGGTTAATTGATAGCGAGAAAAACGGCGTTGCTTATCGGGTAACAGTAGGCAAGCAAAAAATTCACGAGCAAGACGTATCGGGAATGTTTTTGCCGTGGAGTGAGCAAGACGTATTTAGCATTGCTCCTGTGGTGACTGGCGCTGGGCGAGGCGTAGGGATGTTTGTTCTTGGAGCAGTTTTAGTAGGAACTGCCATCTTCACAGGTGGTACGTCATTGGCTTTTGGAGCAGGTGGTTTTGGTCTTGCTTCAGGCGTTACAGCAACGACTGCATTGGGTCTCTCTATTGCGGCTGGGAACATTGGCGTTGCTTTGGTTTTGGGTGGTGTTGCTCAAATGCTTTCGCCTGTGCCAAGACCGCCTGGACCTGCTGAAGCACCGACACAGTTGGAATCAAACAGTTTCAGCGGCGTTGTAAATACTGTTCGTCAGGGCGTTCCCGTACCAATAGCTTATGGGCGGGTATTTGTTGGATCGGCGGTTGTCTCCGCTGGCCTTGACGTTGATCAGGTTTGAGCATGACTAAATCAAAGTACATTGCAGGCGCTGGCGGCGGCGGTGGTGGCAAAGGTGGTGGCGGTGGTAGCAGCCCGACGGAAGCAGATGATTCGCTGCAGTCAAAGCAGTTCGCAAACGCTCTTGACCTGATTAGTGAAGGCGAGATTCAAGGGTTAGACGATGGCAACAAAAGCATCTTTTTTAACGGCACGCCACTGCAGGCAGCAGACGGCTCGTATAACTTCACTGATTACACGATTGTCACGCGCACTGGAACGCAAGGTCAGTCTTATATTCCTGGCGTTTTTAGCAACGTCGAGTCTGAAACATCAGTTGGCGTTGAGGTCACTAACGCCACGCCAGTAATTAGGCAGATTACAGATTCAGATGTTGACCGTGTTCGGGTCACAATTCAAATTCCATCGCTGCAGCAGATTGAAGATGATGGAGACATTGTTGGCACGAGTGTCAGCATCAGTATTCAGGTTCAATACAACGGCGGCGGCTACAGCACCGTCAAGACTGACACGATTTCAGGTAAAAGCAGTGGTTCGTACCAGCGGGACTACCTGCTGACGCTGACTGGATCGTTTCCAGTAGACATCAAGGTTGTTCGTAATACGGCTGATAACGGCACAACAAAGCTGGCCAATACAACAAATTGGCAGAGCTTTACGTCAATCATTGATGCCAAGCTTGCCTATCCAAACAGCGCACTTGTCGGCTTGCGTCTTGGCTCTAGCCAGTTCAATAACATCCCTCAGCGTAAATACCTGATTCGTGGCATCAAGGTTGCAATTCCAAGCAACGCGACCGTAGACACCACAACACATCTGGGGCGGATTACATATTCCGGCGTGTGGGATGGAACGTTTGCGGCAGCAACTTGGACAAACGATCCAGCCTGGTGCTTATGGGACTTGCTTACCAACGACAGGTACGGCGCCGGCATTCCTGAATCTTCACTTGATCGCTACGACTTTTTTGCGATCAGCCAGTATTGCAACACTCTTGTCGATGACGGTAACGGCGGACAGGAGCCACGTTTTAGCTGCAACCTGCTGATCAACCAACGCAAAGAGGTTTACAACGTCATCCAAGAGATGAGCAGCATTTTCAGAGGCATCTCTTATTACGGCGCTGGTTCGTTGGTCTTGCTGCAGGACAAGCCTTCTGATGCTCAGTACACGCTTGGCCCAGCCAACGTTGTTGATGGCGTGTTTTCGTACTCTGGATCGTCAGTTCGCAGCCGTCACACTTGCGCGACTGTTGCGTACCAAAACTATGACGAGCAAGGCGAAGTGTCGTTCGAGTACGTCGAAGACGCTGATGCTGTGGCTAAGTATGGCGTCAACAACAAAGACATCAAAGCGGTTGGGTGTTATTCGCAGGGGCAGGCCAACAGGCTGGGTAAGTGGACGCTGCTGAGTGAGCAAGATCTCTACGAGACGTGCAACTTTGCTATCGGCATTGATTCAGGCATTGTTGTCAGACCTGGCATGGTTGTTGACATTGCTGATCCGTTGCGTGGTGGAACGCGAAGGAATGGGCGTGTCTCGTCAGCCACAACGCTCCAGATCACGATTGATAGCACCACTGAGTTGTCAGTCAACATGGGCAACAGCCCAACAATCTCAGTTGTCTTACCCAACGGTCTAGTTGAGACAAGGGACATTGACACGATTAGCGGTACAGCGGTCAATGTCAGCACTGCATTTAGCCAAGCTCCGGCGGCTAACGCCCCATGGCTGATTCAGACAACCGATATTCAGTCGCAACAATTCCGCGTCATCAGCGTTGCTGAGAGCGGTGACGGAGTTTTTGGCGTATCTGCACTTAAGTACAACGAGAGCATTTACAACGCAGTTGAGCAGGATTTAAACCTGACTCAACGCGACATCACCAACATTTCTGCGTCACCAGATGCGGTAACAAACATTTCTGCCACTGAGTTCTTGTACGAAGAAGGCGGCTTGGTACGGACAGGTGTTGACATTACTTGGACAAGTCCTGTCTTGAACGTGGCTGATTTTGTTGTTCGTTATCGCCTGAACGACAATAACTTTGAGCGCATTATCACTGAGTCGCCTTCAACGCAGGTCAAAGGACTGAAGTCGGGAACGTTAGAGCTACAAATTACGGCCCGTAGTTTTATTGGTAAGTCTGGCCCGATTACTCGTCAAACGTTCACGCTTGCAGGCAAAACAGCAATTCCAGGCGACGTTCAAAGCTTGACGCTGGAGCCGCTCAACTACAACAGCGCACGGTTGCGCTGGGATGAGACCGTTGATCTCGACGTGAAAGTCAGTGGCAAGGTTCATATTCGCCACAACAACCTTACGGATGGAAGTGCAACGTGGAGCAATAGTACAGACCTTGTGGATGCTATTGCGGGCAGCTCAACTGAAAAGACTGTTCCGCTGCTTGAGGGTGAGTATTTGGTCAAGTTTGAGGATGATGGCGGCAGAAAGAGCGCAACAGAGGCCAGCATCGTTGTTGATCAACCAGTAGCCCAGACGTTCTACGGCGTTGCAACCCAAAGAGAAGACCAGCTTTCAACGCCTTTTAGCGGCACAAAAACCAACACGACCTACAGCACTGATGCTGGTTATGACGCTTTGATTTTGACAAGTGCAGGCATTACAGCAGGCACTGGTGAGTACGCCTTCGCCAGCACGTTGGACTTGGAGGATGTCTACAGCCTGGACCTGGAACGGCGAATTGTGTCTCGCGGTATCTACCCAAGCGACACGATTGACAGCCGGACTGCGCTGATCGACACCTGGGATGACTTTGATGGTGCGGTAGTTGACTTCGTCAATGCAGAGCTTTACGTGCGAAAGACAGACGACGATCCTTCTGGTACGCCGACTTACAGCGCCTGGCAGCCATTGGCAAACGGTGTGCTGAAAGCGCGTGCGTTCCAGTTCAAGGTCGTGCTGACCTCTAACGATCCAGCGCAAAACGTGCTGGTTGACGAGCTGGGTTACAAAGCGCAGATGCAGCAACGGACAGAAGGCAGCAACGGCTTTGTGGCTAGTGGCACAACCTCAGGGGGTAAAGCAATCACGTTTGGTAGCCCTTTCTTCACTGGCACCACAACCTTGGGTGGCACAAACAGTGCCTTGCCGACAGTGACAATTACACCTCACAACATGGCAAGTAATGATTTCTTTGTTGTGGACAGTCTGTCTGGCACAGGTTTTACGGTTGAGTTTAAACACGGCAGTAGCACGATTGACCGTAATTTCATGTGGTCAGCTACCGGCTTTGGCAAGGCGGAGTAAAGTGTCAGAAGGAGTGCGCTGACGCCCTGTGGCTACACACGATTATTCCCTAGCCAACCAAAGCGGTGCAGCCTTCCGTGGCGATCTGAATAATGCGCTGTCTGCGATTGCATCGAACAACAGCAGCTCAACCGATCCAGCAACGACTTTTGCTCACCAGTGGTATGTAGACACTGGCGATAGCACTCTCAAGATTAGGAATGCTGCAAACAGTGCATACGTCAATGTCAGTGCTGTAGGCGGCATTGGAACAGCAAACCTCGGTCTTGCGTTAGCGGCATCGCCGTCGTTTACAGGGACTGCCACGTTTGCGGGCAACGTCCTGATGTCAGGCACTGGAACGCTTGACCTACCAGTCGGGACAACGGCTCAGCGTCCGGGCAGCCCTAACAACGGGATGATCCGGTACAACTCAACGTTGTCTAGATACGAGGGTTACAGCGGTTCCGCCTGGTCGCAGATTGGTGGCGGCGCAACTGGCGGCGGAACGGACCAAGTGTTCTACACCAACGATCAATCGGTCAGCACAGACTTCACGTTGGTTGCAACGTTGAACGCAATGTCAGCAGGGCCGATAACTATTGCGAGTGGAGTTACAGTGACGGTGAGTTCTGGCGCCACTTGGACGGTGGTCTGACATGAGCACAGTCAAGGCAGCAAACCTGCAGAACACGGGGAGTGGCGCTCCAACGTTCAAGAACAGCTCCGGCACGGAGATTGGTCAGCTCTGCAAAGCGTGGGTCAACTTTAACGGCACTGGAACGGTGGCGATTAGAGATAGTTTCAATGTTGGTTCTATAACCGACCACGCAGTTGGTGAATACCAAATAAATTTTACTAGCAATATGGCTAACAGTAATTACTGCGCTGTTTGCGCTTGTTCAGGCACAAACGCTAATAATGCCGTAGTGCTATATCCTTCGAGTAACCTTTCTGGCGTCAAACTTGACGATAGCTATCGCAGTGCCTCAATGCTGCGGCTTTTGATTGTCAATGGGGCAGGGCAAAACATAGACAACGGGTACATGAATGTCGCTATTTTTGGAGATTGATTCATGAGCACACTTAAGGTCGCCACTATCCAAGACACGTCGGGCAACAACAGCTCGACACCTGCTCAGATTGCTGAAGGCAGAGCAAAAGCGTGGGTCAACTTCAATGGCACTGGCACAGTTGCTATTAGAGACAACTTTAACGTTAGTTCTATTACGGATCACGGAACAGGTGAATACACCGCAAATTTAACAACTGCGATGGCTAATACAAATGGAGCACCTGTAGGTAATGCAAATGAGTTTGCAGATTCACACAATGGCGGCCTAAGGTGCGTTGAAGCTTTTTTTACATCGACTTCAGCAGTTAGATGCGCCGTTAACTACGTGAACGGTGGGATGAGTGACAGTGTATTGGTCAACATTGTAGTTTTTGGAGATTGATCCATGAGCACCCTTAAAGTCAACACACTTTCAAGCACAGGCGGCACTTCCTACGGCTTCATTAAGCAGGTGGTCCAAGCAACCAAGACTGATCAATTTGCCACGAGCAGCACAAGCTACACAGACTATCTGGCATTGTCTGACGCTACTCTTAGCGAAGACATGCGGACGTATCGTCAGGCGTTGCGGGATCTTCCTGCTAACACCAGCGACCCTGCAAACCCAACCTGGCCGACTAAGCCATGAGCGACAAACGCATCATCTTCCCCAACGACGACGGTGGCGTTTCTGTCATCATCCCGTCAGACAACTGCGGGCTCAGTGTTGAAGACATCGCCCGTAAGGATGTGCCTGCTGGCAAGGCATATCAAATCGTTGACGTAGCGGACGTTCCAAGCGATCGTTCGTTTCGTAACGCTTGGACCTACACGGAGAGCTGACATGGGTATCGGACTCGACATGTCCAAAGCAAAGGACATCCATCGCGACAACGTGCGTGTGGCACGAAAGCCTCTGCTGGAGGCCAAAGATCTTGAGTTCACCCGTGCTCAAGAAACCAGTGCTGACACCACTGCAATCGTTGCTGCCAAGCAAGCCTTGCGTGATGCACCAGCTGCTGCTGCAATCGACGCTGCAACTACAGCTGATGAACTGAAAGCAGCTTGGGATACAAGCCTTTTAGGCGATAGCCCGTATTCCTGAAAGCGGTAGACTTGTCCCAGGAGGTGCGTTATGGCTGTCCAACCTGGGACGTACAACATCACGCTCCAGCGCCGGGCTGATTACAGCGTGCTGCTGCAGTTTAAGGACAGCAGTGATGCTGTTATCGA